TTTTATAAAAAAGTCTGTTTCAAATATAGTCATAAAAATCTAAATTATCTAAACTCTTATCTAAACTTTTTAGATAACAAAATACACACGTTGCCTAGACTAGAGCAAAGGACTGCACTCATTTATTGAGTGCTTTTTTTATACATAAAAACACGCCCTGTTTTAGGGCGCATTTTTTTGGGGTAAAGTATTCGGAGAAATCCAAGGGCAACTAGATGTTAGCTACCCTCCTTTCTCGTCTTCATTATACCACTACCGTTTACACTTGTAAACGTTTTAACCTATTTTTCTCCCTACAATAACTGTAAATTCTTTAAACCCTGTATCGGGATTGATCTCTACAATCTCATAAGGTTCCTCTTGCCACTGTATCACCATTGTATTATTAATCTCATACGGTTGTGTATAACGAATCACAAAATCAGTTGTATTTTCGTGAGCTGTACCAAAGGAAGCTTTCACATCTTTAATCATCTGTGTTCTCACATGTGTCCAGCATGAGAATAAGTCAGTAACTATATTTCCTGGTTCAGGTCCAGGCGCTGGCTGTTTAGATTGAAACGTAATCCGTTCATTTAATTCTCTCACATTATTAATGATTGGCATAATGTTTCCCTCTCATCTGTTGAACAAGTGATAGTACTGTATTAGGCATATGGTGGGAAGTTGCTTCCTGTCTGTTCAAATACCAGTGCTGTACAAGCAAGCTTACCGCCCAACTGTATTGCTTATATTCTGAAATCGCCTCATAATGCTCCTCTGAAGCACTGATTGCACTAAAAATATAGTCATCAGCGGTTATAATCAAATTTTCAAGCATAGAATTATCTTCATTATGATCTATACGCAAACTATTTTTTATATCTTCTACTTTTGGTAACATACTCCATCACCATTAAGCCCCTTCAGTGCCAGCTGTTTCATTAGATAGTTTAATATAAACGGCTGAATCTTCATCAATCTTTTCATAATCATTACGAACAATAACCGCTAAACCTTGACTATAATGATCGAATTTTTCCCATTGTGTTGTAATTTGGTTTCTTCTTGCAACAAATACCGCTTGTTTCAAGTCACCAATAATAACAGGGAAATCACTGCCTTCATTTGGTAGCAACTTATCAGAAATCACCACAATTGGAAGCCCGAATAAAGATTTTCCACTTTGTGCTGTAATATCAGGCTGTAAGATATAACGCCCATCATTATCTTTTAATGTGTCTAGGTGGTTAAATGCTGATTGGTTTAATAGCACTGTTTTATTTAATGCTGGATCTAAATCTACATTATTGATTTGTTTCAATTCATCTAAAGTACTTACTGATTTTGAAGTAAATGTTTTAAGTAAATCAATAATGTGTTGGTTATCCGTATTATCCACCAATTTATTTAATTGATCTTTGACTTCTTTCACAATATCTACTTCAGAATCTTCAACAACTTCATTAGATAAAGCAATTTTACCCGCTCTTGTTTCTACTTTGTAATCGACTTGAGTAAACATATCAGCATCAACATCACCAATTTCAGCCAATTCTTCTTTGGTTAATAATGTCGCTTGTTGATCGGTAGCTATTGGATATTGTCCTTGCCCGTTTGACACATCTTTTACAGTTACATATTGAGCTAAGTTATAATCTGCTCGTTTCAGGTCAAAAACTTCTTTAATCACTTCACTAGGTACGACCGCTGAAGCGTTCTCTGTTGTTACGCCATCACGTTCTTCCCCTTTACTCCTAATGTAGTCTTCATATCCTCGAATTTCAGTTTGTTCATTGTTCAATAAATTTTTATCCATATTTTTACTCTCTCCTTTTTGATTAGCTTTGTTCATAAATTGTTTATAAGAACGTTTATCTACTTGCACTACCGAATCATCATAAGCGGGGATCGTTACCACACTGATTTCATTCAATGATTTCATTTTATCTATGGAACGAGTGACTTCTCCATTGTCGTTTTCTGTAAATGAATCAAGTTCCATTTCAAAGCCAAAACTCATAGAATCAATGATATTGCTAGACACATTTTCATAGACATCATTAGCATAACTTGTGTTAGGTAGTTCAGCTTCAAACTTCAAACCTACCTCATCTACCTCTAACTTGAGAGTTTCCGCTTTTGTACTAGCTAATGGCTTGCTGTAATCGTGATTATATAGTAAGTACACATTGGAAAAATCTACTTCTTTCAGTGCTTCAGGAGTAATGACTTCAGTAAATCCACCTAAATCTTTACTCGGTTCATTGAATTTTAAAGCATAACCACTAATGACTTTTTTCTCTGATTGTTGTTGTTCCTGTCCGTTTTGTCCGCCTTGTCCTTCTTGTCCGTCTTGTCCTTCTTCCGTAACTTCAGAATCGAGTTCAGGTTGTTCATTAACCCTCAATTCTTCCATTGTTGCTTGTTTCGTTGCCATTGTTTGTATTCCTCCTTTTGAAATATATCAATTCATCTCCATCGCTTACGGGCTTATATCCTAGTTTTGCCCGTCCTTCATTCCTGGTAATTAAGCCACTCTCTACTTGATTGACAATTGTTTCAGTCATCGTTTCGGGATCTGCTTCAAATAAAAATTCTGAATTAAATTTAAATTGATAATGTAATTTATTATCTAATTCACTTGTAAACGAACGATAATAATGCACCAGTGTATTTTGGAGATACATCACGTTGGCTTGTGTTGTGTTCGAGTGGTGACTTTCAACGCCCAACCGTTCGCTGGGTATTCCAAACGCTTTGGCAATTTGTTTTGTCGTCCAATCACTCGAATTAATCAACTTCAATACATCGGTGTTAACTTCTAAATTTTGATAGTCCATTGCTTCATCAAGAATAATGGTTCGTAAGGCGTTATTTCCCTCATCTGATCCGTTCGCTTCTTCAAATTTCTCACGAATAGCATTTTTTGCTTCAGCATTTAAATCAGATTTATTGACCTTTAAAATTCCACTGCTATTAATCCCTCTTGAAAAGAAATTATGAATGGTTTTATTTCCCGCTTTTTGTACCTTCATTTCATCAGCTAAAGAATACAATGGAGAAATTCCTGTTAGTCCATCTTGAGTAAAATACTTAAAGTGTAATATATTATCTTGTTCTACAATTCGTTTTGACTTGTCTTCATTCTCTATTTCATAATAGACACTGCCATTTTTTCGCTGTTTCATAGATACTAAGGAATTTTTAATCAGTTCTAACTGTTTGATTTGCTTGTTCCCAGCTCGTATGATTTCAGCAAAACTATTGCCATTAAGAAGCATGTTCACCATAAGCGCAAATTTGAAGTGCCAACCGCTCATTTTGTCATTTGGTTTTGTATTTAATAGCTCTGTTATCCGTCCATCACTCAATACTTGGTTATCCCTTGTAATTTGTAACGGACTTGAAGCAATATCACTGCCTAGAATCCTCACACTCGTAAACACATCGCTATTTTTAATGGCTTTAATACCTGTGTAAGAAATATTGGCATTGTCTGAAGTCATGCTTACAACATGATCTAAAAAAGGCTCTGTATTGTCCTCTCGTTTCTCTCTTGATTGAAATAGTGCCACGTATGTTTAAACCTCCCCTCTTTGAACATTGGCTCAAAATTGAGCTTATTCTAACCTGTATTAAGCAAACCACTTACTAATAGGCAACACACGCCCAGCGCTAACAGTCCATAATATGGATTTGTCAGAAAAGTAATAGCTATCGTGATAAACACTAAACCTAATAAAAATAGAATGGTATGAATGTGATTAGAAAGAAAATGCTTCACTTGAGTAAAATTCATTATCCGCTTTCTCTCCTTCCTTTTCTGTGAAATGATTCATAGCAAACACATAAGCATTGATTAAGGCAACGATTGGATCAATCTTATTGGAGTTCTTAGACTTGTTAATCTGAATCCCGTTATTATCTTCTTTAGTAATCGCATTATTAACCGCATGTGTAAGAATTGTATTTTGATTATGAACAATGTTTTTTTCAAAGATCTGTTCTCTAAAGGTTCGTGTTGGTACGTTTAAAGTTAATGTTCCTTGTCGCACCTCTATCATTGGATAATTGGCTTTTTCAGCCATAGAGATTAAACTATTGGCATTGTATGGATCGTACATAATCCCTACACATTTCAGGTCATTTTCCTGGATTAGGTTTTCAATAAACTCAAAAACTTGTTCATAGTCCACGATCCCGCTTTCTAACTGCGTAATAGAACATTCTCCAGCTCGTTCTAACTCACGGTAGGGTAAACCATCACGTTGTTCTTTATCTCTCAAGCCATACTTTGTAGCTACAAATGAATGAGAATCTGCGTAAAGCCGTCCATCATCTAAAGGAACGAGCCAAGATACAGAGGTGAGGTCATCGGTTTTACTTAAATCAATCCCAATGTAAACCTCTTTCCCGTGAATATCTTGAGGTTCAGTTTCGACTGCTTGCCAGTCTTCCCCACTAATAAGGCTGTCCTCTGAAGCTTGTCGCCACATATTCATGTTTTTCACTAATAGAGGATTCAAATTATTTTGTTTGATCGAAAGGTTTATATCTTCTGCCAACTCATTCACCATTGGCTTTTTGATTTCTTCACTTTCAAATATAGGATTGGCTTTGATCCAATTATTTTGATCGTGAATTTCTTCTTCATTATCCAATTCCCATACTGCAATGAAATAACGGTCAGCTTCTTCTTCGCCTTTAAGAATTTTATCCAAGAGCAAGTAATCATCATACGCTGGAACGTTGAGGTTTAAGCCAGCCGTGGTTATAACACATAATAAGGCGTTCTTTTGTTGTACTTGCCCTTGTTTAATCACGTCATAGGTTTCTTTAGTTCTACTAGCATGATATTCATCATAGATTGTTGTAGTAGAACCCCAACCATCAAGCGTATTGTTCTCACTAGCCAGCGGTAACGCTATGGAATTTGACGGTAAATGTTCGATCTTGGATTCATTAATTTTTAACTGCTGTCTTAAATATTTACTCTGTTTTGTCACTGCACGGAGGGAATTTTTCATCATTGTGTAGCCTAGTTTGGCTTGTTTTAAAGCATTAGACACAAATAAGACTTGTCGCCCTTGTGCTGGTTCATTTTCCATAAGAAGCGCTAAAGTAGCCATTCCAGAAGCTAAATAGGTCTTCCCGTTCTTCCGTGCCATAGAGATATATGCACGGCTGAAGCGCCTGGAATCATCTTCTTTTAACCGCCAACCGTACAATGAACCAATGATAAACCGTTGAAAGCCCAGCATATTGATTTGGGTTCCGTCTGTGCTTGGGAGTAATTCCATGAAACGAATCGCCTTATTTGCAAACTCTTGATTAAAGTAATAAGGATAGTCCTTATGTTTAGCCTTCTCTAAATCGTTCATGTGTCTTTGACACGCTAGAATAATTTTCTGATTAGCTTTTATGTCACCATTTAACACACTCTCAATATACTGCTTCATGATTCCATCATCTCTTTAAATGGATCCTTTTCTTCTTGGGTTTTTGCTTTATTCAGTGCTAGTTTAGACCGTGCTTCTAATGTCATACCTAGAGCATTCGCTGAAGCTTTGAGGTCATTCATCGCTTTAGATTGCACGTTTACTGCTGGATTAGCTTTCTTTACGCCACTAGATTCACTAGTTATAAATGTGCCTGTTTTACGGATCTCATTTTCAGCTGTTTTCATTCTCGAGTACGCCAAACAATAGGACACCAACAAGCCATAATCAGTTTCAGATAAAGGAAAATCCTTCTTCATGACTGGGATAAGTCTTTCCCATTCTGTTTTAGCACCTTGAGGCAACCATTCAGGCGCTTCAGTAGATAACTGCTCATAGTTAAACAATTCTCCTTTAGCGTCCTCTCGTTGTGCTTTTTCTTCATTGGATAAGTGTGATTTCACATCTTCCAACAATTTAACTTTTCGTGGCATTGTGTGCCTCCTTTCGTATGATATACTTCCCTATGAGGGAGGTGTCTTTTAATGAAAAATACTGATTTTTATCATGTTATAGAGTTTGATGATGATAGCGCTAATCAACGGGCTAATGAACTAATTAAAAAAGATTGGGTATTGCTTCACGTTGGAACAAAAACAATTGATGTAGAAAACAATCAAGCGTATTACAACACTACATATGTACTTGGTGGAACCAAAGAACAATATGAAGAATACGAAAATAAAAAGTTTGGTATTAATGATTTAACGTAAAACGATAAAAAAGAGGACGCACCGACAGTATTTAAACTGGAAGTACGTCCTCGCTTTTTGCGTTTAGGCGTTTAACATATTTTTTCACTTTTTTTAGTATCTATCATCGCAACTTTTCCATTACGGACGGTAATTTCAATATTCCCATAATCGGGGATTTTGACCTCTTTTGTTCGCCCGTCTGAAAAGGTTATTTCTACTTTATCTTTCATATCTCTCCTACTTCCTATTATATCATTTATGATTACAAATGTAAACATATATTCATTGTATATAACAACTACTTTGTTTTTAAAAAGGCTTTTCGTGTGAAAACGACCCCGCCATCGGTACCCAAGCCAAAATATTAGGCGGGGATATTTTTTTGAAAATTATTTTTTCTGTTTTCTTTTTTCTCTTTCCTCTTTGGATTTGATCCAATGACAACTATGGCATAAACTCATAATATTGCTATCATCATATCGTTTAGACCAATCATCACGAATCTCTATAATGTGATCTGCAACATCTGCCTTCTTAATTATCCCTTGTTCTAAACACATCTCACACAATGGCTGTTTGATCCGCTGTAATTCGGATAGCCTTCTCCAGTGTCTAGTTTTATAAAACGCATGATACTTCCCGTATTTCTTACGCTTATACTCAAATGAATCTGTTTGTTGGGGTTTCTTCATCGCTTCATGTTTCTCACAATATTTAGTTGTATAATCAACCAACTTATTACAACCAGCATGATTACATTGCTTTTGTGGTTTCATTACAAATCATGATCCAATTCCAATGTGAAAATACGAGAATCATTATCAATAATGAGTTGCTCCTGTTCAAACGTTGCACTTTCTAAATACCTTATTCGTTCTTCCATTTCATCAAGTCGTTGTTCCATATTCGTTAATTGTTCTTCAAATTCATTCATCGCTACACCTCCTTATATATTCTATCTAACGAACTATCTATATCTTTTAATCTTCTATCAAGCATTTCTATCTTCACAATTTCTGTTGCCATTTTATACGCTTCGGTTTTATTTGACAGATTATAAGTTGTCATTAGTTCTTTATATACTTCACCAATTCGATCTATCATGTTATCCACTCCTTTACCTTTAACACAATTGTATACTTAGGGAATCTACTAGGTTCCCTGGGAATCTTCTATAAAAAGAAGGTTCCCTAATTTAATACTGCCATTGCAACATTTTGAACACTTAGGGAATAAAGGAATCTTCTTTTGCCAAATCATTTATATATTATACACACTTATACTTTTTTTGTTTTTCTATGAATATAGAAAAGAAGGTTCCTAAGTTCCCTAGACAATATAAATGGCTCTGTGTCAATCCTAATCTAGGGAATCTACTAGGGAATCTTCTGTTTTAAAAGGTTCCCCAGCTTCTAAAAGGTTCCCTAACTTGCCATCAATTCTTTCCGTCTTTCTTCTAAGTCAATAATTTTATTTCTGGTTTCATCAATATCCATTGATTTATAATTAGAATGTGTAGTTTCTAAGCGATTTAATTCCGTTTTTAGGTTAGCTAATACTTTATCAATTTCTTGCACGTCAATTTGTTTCTCGTTCGCTGGGTTCACATAACAAGGTTTTCTATCCCCACGATATTTATTTATATCAATATCATTAAAGTGAAGCATTCTTCTATCATTAATGAACGAATCTGTTTCAACAAAATAATAACTTATTGCTAAAGTTGAGCTTGAAACTTTCCAATTTTCAGACTCATCAATAAATTTAGTAAATCTTCGGGAGAATTGTCTTTCTGAAAGGTTGGTAGTTCTCCCAACTTCTTCACACCATTTTATAAACAATTCATAAACAAACCGTTTTTTTACTCGTCCACTATCTAATTCATCAAAAATAGAATAAAAGAAGTCAGCCACTGGATCATTTTGTAATTCAAATTCATGAAGCAATTCTTTAGTAACTCCTGGCTGTGTGAATAGAGTGAAATCTTCCATTTGTACAGACTGATATAAAATCCAACTTAATATTTCAGGATCGTACGCATATTCACTTTTAACTTTCGTATTTCCTTTTTTTCTATCAAATTTAGTCATGAACGGTACAAATAACATTCTTCTCTTAAAAGCTGATGTTATATCTGAAGTTTTTAAATACCCGTTTGAAGATTGAATAATCAAAGGTGTACCTTGAAATGTATATTTTTTTGTACCTTTTGGATTAATAGTTACTGGGTCACCAGTTGCAATAGATTTCAAAAACTTTGGTTCTGCTAAGAATGACTTTTCATCATTATCGTCCCCTATAATTACTTGAGCTTCTTCAATCCCCTCCAATTGGTGAGCTTTTCCAAATTCAGCCATGGTCAATGTTGCAATATTTTTAATACCAACTAACGACTGAATGAATTGCTGAAAAGTTCCTTTACCCGTTCTGCCTATACCGTCATCAATCAAAAGAACAAACTGTTCTCTGTTTTTGATTTGTAAGCTTGCTCTCAATACTTGCCACAATAAAAACTCAACTTCTTTATCATGTCCAGCCCATTCAGCGACTGCATCGCTAAATTTCCAGCCATCAATTTCAGGCTCGTTATCAAATTCTTTGTAATTCACATCTGCTTTAGCTGTAAATACTAATGAAGGCTTATAAGGTAAAAGCTTTTTCTCCTTCCAGTCCATAATCCCATTACCTATACATGAGAATCGCCCACCATTGTATTTTTCAACTACATCAATATATTTTTTAATATGGAAAATAACTTGGTTGGATTGAGGTTCTGTAAATATATTTTCTAACCATGAAATTACCTCATGAATATAAGAAGGCTCACTAGTATAAATCCCTTCATCATACAAATACATACTCACTGGATTTCTTTTTTCAGAAATAACTACGAAAGGAACGTATTCCCTCAATATCACGCTAGTTTTAAACTCTGAAATTCGTGGTTTTTTTAATTCAGGATCTTTTACATTCTTGAAATGTTCTATTTTCTTTCTTTCAAGAAAACCACGGATAGTTAATAATTGCTTCAATTGATTAGATTCAGTTATATCATGAGATAATGTTTCTTCAATTAATGCTTCAATAGCTTCATTTCGTTCATCGGTTTCTACATAGTCATCAGTGAATACTTCCATATTTGAAATAGAATCCAATGAAAGAACATTTTTATTATCATTCATCTGAAAATCATATTTCTTAGAAGGTGCTTTATATCCATCACCATTACTTTCTGTTATATTTTGAATAATGCTATTCATTCCATATGTTGAACTGCCAGTAGGACGATCCCACTTATCACGCATGAGAGCTGATTTTCGAAAAATACGGTCAATTTTTTTAACGTCATTATTCGTCCACCAGCGCAATATACTAATTAAGGCATAATCTGCATCAGATTGACTTGGAAAACTTGAAATATCTCCATGAGTAAACAACTTCATAAACTTCTCTCTTTGCTTAGATCCAATGATCTTTTGAATAATCTCCTCATCAGACAAGCCATTCCCAGCGTTTTCAATCACTTGTTGAACATTAACATTAGAAGTGTGTTTATCGCCTCTAGCAATGTATTTATTGTGTAAATAAGGCAATACATTGAGTTCCTCATCATCAGCTAACTGCTTACGTTCACTAATACGATTACCTGTAACTGTGAAGAAACGTTTTGTATCATACATTTCAAAGTTCCCTGTTTTACTTTTTCCTTCAGGCTTAGAACCTTTCATATAAATATGGATTCCATTCCCACTTGGAGAAACTTCTGCATAACTTTTGGTTGTTTCAATAAATTCAGCTACTGCATTTGTGTTTATATCTGTATCATCGCTTGAAAGATATTCTTGCAGTTCCTCATTTTTATTATCAATATCAATCCCGACAATTCCCGAGTTAGTAAACACAAACCCTATACCGTCAAACTGTTCAGGGTTTTTATTGAGAGCTTCTTCCACTGTTTCAAGGTCACTCCATGTATTAGGTTGTGTCGAATCAGCATTAATCCCGTTTGGTTGTTTAGGGATCTTTGTATATTGGATTTCCCCATTTTCATCAATGTCAATCTCATTATTTTTATTTCTTTTTTCTTCAAATGTCCACAATATCCAATGATCTAATTCAGCTAGGTCATCAGGAATATTCTCAAAATGTACGTTTTGTTTTGTTGCTGTTTCCATATGTTTATCTCCTCCTATCTATAACTCTTGAAATTTAGGAGGCAACCCCGTATAATGTAAATAGAGTTAAATACGGAATTGCTAATCGCCTAAATTCCACACGGTTCTTGTTCAAACCGCTTTGCTTATTGAAGTTTGCCCTTCGATAAGCTTTTTTTTATTTATCTTCTTTCATCTCTTGAGTAACTTCTGCTAGTTCGTTTAAACTGTCGTATATTGCTCCAATAAGCTCTTTACGTTCTTCTTCGGGTGTAACAAGGTGTGCCTTATTCTCACCATATTCAATAAAATAACCTTGGTCTGCATGGTGGGAAATTTCTAGCCCAAATAAGGCGCCGTCTATTTCTCCTAAAAGCGCATCAATCTTTTCAGTTGGTTTCATTTCGTCAAATGTGTTCATTATTGTTCTCCATCTCCTTTACTTCTTCTTGAAAGATTTTCCATTCCTTGTAGGCTGTTTTAAAACCTGGATAACTACACACGCCTATTACATACCCAACCAGTGCCATTAAATAGTAACCGTCCATATTTACCCCTCCTTATCTTGTTGAGAAACAACAACGCCCAACACTATTAGCGCCATAGACACAATGAAAATGATTCGAATCATTGGAAAGAGTAATAAAGCAGTGAGTGCAACAACTGTGCTTAATAGAGAAATCAATAATTTAAACATTATTTTGATCTCCTTCAATCATATATCCTTTTTCTATTAGTACTAATTCATCATCAGCGTTCAATAATGCAATGGCAATTTTTCCTAATTCATCAATAACATCTTGGTCTGTGTCACCATCATTTATTAAGTAGGCTTCAACTCCCGCAATCTTCCTCCCGAGTTTTTCCAATTGGCTTGCTGTGAGCAATACATCATTATTTTCATTTATCATTAGTTCTCCTCCTTCAACGCATTTAATTCAGCTAAATCATCAGCATTTAATAACATTACTGCAATTTCTCCTAATTCTTTGATAACAGTTTGATTTGATAAGTGTGTATCAGTTAAAAACTCATCTACAAAGTGATAACGTACTAACGCTTCATCTTTTTTTACTTCATTAGCACCAGGAATAAAGTTCAAAGTATGATTTTGTTGAACCAAATATGCTTCAATCCGTGCTAACTTCTCACCTAGTTTTTCCAATTCTTTAGCAGTTAGTTCTACTTCATTTTGTTTAGTCATGTTGTTCATTCTCCTTTTGGTATTTATAGAGTTTTCTTCCTGTCGCCTGGGCAAGCGTTTTTTAAATTTTATGATTTTCTATAAATTGATTG